TTGAAACCGCTTGGCGCGATTGGCGCGAAGTAAAGCTGCTCGTTGATGAAGACTGGCAAGCTGACCGCGACAATATGCTTGCTCGTCTGCAACACATGAGGACCAAGCTGTTTCATCAGGCTCTTAAAAAAGGTCAACTGCAAACCGCTAGTCAGGTGCTCGATTCCATCGGACGGGTCATCGGTGAGTCTGTTGAAACCGTCAATATCCAAGCACCTGAACTTAAGATCTCCATCGAAGACAAGGGCGACTGATCCCCACGCCCTGTCGTTTCAACCCCTGCCCCCACCTCGGGGGCTTTTTTATTACTTAATCGACTGTTTAGCGGATATATATGTAGGTTCCTCGCGCGAGTGAACCAAAGTTACATTTTGCAATACTGCCCCCGTATCGCTTGACGGCTAAGGGGCACAGATGGTAGGCGCAAGCGTTGCGCGTTGCTGCCTGGCTGCCTGGCTGGCTGGCTGGCTGCCTCGCGTGAATGGGTCGCGTGAATGGCGATTAACTACTAGACAAACGGAGAGGAATAGATTATTATTTGAAGTGGGAAAGGGGAAGCCCTGCCCGTTCGTCCTACTCCACGAACCAATGGAAATGCACCGACACACATCGACCACGCTCAGGCCAGCAGGAGAGCTTCAGGTCTCCAACAGCCACAGCGGCTTGGACATCAAAGACGCCAACGGCGACTATCTATACCTGCATCTCAACAGCCAACAGCGCCAGGCCATCCTTGCGGCGCTTCAGGCCAGAGCCTGACACCAAACCCGCACCAACAGCAGCCAGCCCGGGCGACTCCTAGCGCTTCCTGGCTGCTCTTTCGTCCCTTCAGTGCTTTCCAGCGCTGGTGTCAACGAAAGAGAAACGATCAACACTTAAGAGGCTCCTATGAACCACCGCTACGCAATCGCGAGAATGACTGAAGACGGAGAATGGATCCGTCTTGATTGGTTCCGCACGATGCGGGAGGCTGACCAACGCTGTGACGCTTGGGCTGACCGTTATCCGGACGCATACGTCGACGTAATCGACCTAGTTACCGGAGAGGTCGCATGAAATTCGCTACCGGTTATCTCGTTTGTCTCTTTGTTGCGCTGTTCTGCGCTGCTCAGTTCGCTGACCATATCGGCGCTAAGCACTGCGAACGGGTAACGACCATGACCTACGACCAATGCAGGCAGGCAAATCCATGAAACCGACTCACCTTGTTTCACCAGGCCACACTTCATTGTTAGAGATTCGCCGTCTTCAGGGTGGCGAATGGGAGGGCATCATCACGCAATGGAATGGAGGCCACCCATTGACAGAACAGCTGGTGACGCTTGCCAGTGATGGCGAAGCGGCCAACCTACGCGCCAAGCTCATACACAAAGGATGGGTTGAACAATGATCCACACCATTGAAGAGATTAAGGCCCGGTCACGGGCTCTTAATAAAAAGAAGGGTGGCAAGCCCGGGGCCTGGTGGTTCAGCGCTGGAAACATGCGCTTCTTTAGTTCCCGGGTTTCGTCGGTTGTGTATCCCGTACCAACGGGCGCGTATTTCATCACGTCCGAAAAATACGAGAGCGTTTATTTGCCGTTCTCTGATAAGTGGACAGAGGAGCAGCCCCGGCTGTGGACTCTTCGCTTCTGCGCTGACTCCGGTGAAATCGACACGTGCGGAGACTTCCAGGCCTACGACAGCTTGAGAGACGCGCAACGTGCCGCCAAATTTCTACAAACCAGCAACGTTTAAATCATGGGACTAGCACCAGCACTACGCGACAGAATCGACGCCCTGGCGACTTGCCGGGGCCATTGGCTGCTGATTCGGGACGGTGAACCGGTGCGCGACTGTTCGCACCAGTGGCACCAGGACCCGGATGATCACCTTGCCGTTTGCCTTAAGGAAAGATGGCAGGGCGTCAGCTTGGGATTCGTACCTGAGTTAATGGGTTATTCCGATTACGCCAGCACCGGCCTGGTGGGATTGTCGAACTTCCGGACGTTCACCGATCCAGCAACACTGGAGGATCCGAACGACGCCATCCTGACTGTCGGTTATGGGTGGAATGGCGAAGGTGTGGTCTTGGATGTCCGACTGGCAACAGCCGAGCAGATCGAAACCATTGAACGCCTAGAAGCTTATCCGCTGATTTCTGACGATGATCACAGCCGGTTGGAATGGGAGGCCATTAACTCCGATTGGGAGCAGGAAAGTATCAGCGACAGGGTGACACTGTTGCAGGATTATGGCCTGTCAGTGTTTGCAGCCCGGCACGATGACACGCCATGGCGGGAGGGCTTCGACCGGCTACGAGAGGCGATCCTTGAGAACCTTAACGCCTATCCGACAGCAGCGGCCTAATAGTCGAACCGAACCAGGGCTAGGGCGTCAGCCTTAACCCTGGCTATCGCTTCGTATGCCTTGCGGCCATACAGGCTGTCGCCTAGTGGCCCCTGGCGGCCCTCAGCCGTACTGGCGTAAGCCTGGATCGCCCGCAGGATGTAGCTCAGGGTCATGTCGTCCACCCGTTCCACGCGGTGATTGGGAATTTCCAAGGCTTGATTGGCGATTCTGTGTGAATGGTGACATGAATCGGCTTGACGTACACCACATGAGGGTTAATCTATTACTCGATAGTCATGGTTCACACCAGGGCTAGCGATTTCCTACTCTCCTCCCGTTCCAATGGGCAACGCCAACGTCTCGGTCAGCTATGACCAGATCACGCCTGCAAAGGCTGAAACCTTCTTAAGTAAGAACCACGAGCTTCAACGCGACATCAACCCCAACAAGGTCAGAATGTTGATTCGTGAGATGTTAAAAGAGGATTTTTGTCCTCATGTGAATGACATTATGTTTGATGTGAATGGCAAACTCATCAACGGTCAACATACCCTGAGTGCCATTGTTGAAACAGGCAAAACCTACAACATTTGTGTGAAGCGGGGCCTGCCAGATCGCGTGCCTCTCATCCTGATGGATACCGGCGCAAGACGTACTCCCTCAGACCGTTATTTCGCCAACTACAAAGAACGGGTTACATCCAAGGAGTTCGAGATCCTGAAGATCTTATCCGTTCCATTCACAGCAAAGGGTCACTCCTCTGATTCGGCTTGGACTGATCCCTTCATGAAATACGCCAAAGATGTACGGGACGAATGGAAGCAATATCTCTATCTCTGGGCCAATGGTCCCCTGTGCAGCAAAGGCAAGCCTCATGGCTTTGGAAAGTCCCCTTCCGCTGATGTAGCTGCTGCTGTTATCACCGCCATCCGAGCTTTTCCTAGCAAGGTCTCAGATCTTCGCCGTTGGAGCTACATCGCCACCTATGGCAAACCCTTCAAAAACGAAGAACAGAAGCTCACCACACTGGAGGAAATGACCGCTAAGCGTTGGTACAAAGACGCTCCAGCTCGCAAAAAAGTGCGCTCTCCAAAGATGGATAACTACAGAGAACTCACCCGTTTGCTTTGGATTTATTTCGAGCTTGATGGACCGGGCAAGGTGCTCGCATATGACTACAACCCTTTTGAAGATCACTTCAACGACTGAAACCTTGCAAATTGCACCTTGCAATGCCCCGCTCCAATGAACAACAAGCCACCCATGACCTCTGCCTTCAGAAGATTAAGGAGCTTTATGAGGATGATCACAACCGGAAAGAGATCGTCTCCATATTGGTGGACGACTACGGAATCTCGGAACGTAGCGCGTACAACTACTTCCGCGAGTTCATATCTACGCTCGACGGCCCGTGGGATAACGGCACGAAACGCCAACTACGTGCTGATGCTGAGGAGGTACTTAGAGATCAGCTAGAAGCCGCAAAATGCGGCGATACAACTGTTCTCAATAAAGATCTCCAGGATCTTTGCTTCAACGTCCTAAAACACACCAAACGATGAGTTCCGTTCCACCATTGTCCGATAACGTCCGCGAGTTCCTAGGCACCATTGAGGCTGCCCTGGACTATGCCGACCTCAACCTCGGTGTCAACTTTGGCCTGGATTTCACCGATCCACATCCCGAATTTGGCATCGGTGCCATGTTCTGTCAGCTCAACGTCAGACGCTCTCGCGTTTCGATCAAAGCCGCCAAGGAGACCTTGGTGGTAGTCGTTACCGATGGCCTGTTCGTTTGGAATGAACAAGGCCAGAAGCAGATGCTGCCATTCACCCCTGATCAGCCACCACATCGTGTGGCTGCCATGTTGGTGGCCGCCATGCTCACCCAGAAGCCGCTCTCCGCTCCAGTTTGCTCTCACTGTGCAGAAGATGCCCTCACAGCTTGAACTGCTTCAACAATGGGCAGCCGCTAATCCCGGCTGCTCCATTCATTGTCTGGAAACCGATCAAATCCTCTCTCCCATGACCACAATCCGCACCGATGATCCAGAAGATCTCCTTGGGTTTGAAATCGACCCGTGGCCGCCATCAGACGAAGAAATAGAGGAACGGGAAAAACAAGCCCTGTTTGACGACTGGCTGGCCGGAATACCTGACCCTGCCGAACGCAACCGCAACCTCAAGTAATCACATGTCTCGCTTCACTCCTGAAACTCAAGCCAAGGCGGACGTTTTCACCGGCTTCCTTGACGCTGTAGGCATCGATTGGCGCTACCAATCCACCTACTTCGATGATGAGGTCTGTGTCCATTGCTATGGAAACAATGAACGTGCCTTGATTATGAGCCCAGTTCAGTTTATCAATTGGGCAACCTACCTCTTTACTCCCAGCAAAGAGGAGTTCCAAGTCAAGTTCCAATCACAAGAGGAGGATGAAGACGATGGGTTCTATCCTTAACGGCAACAAGTACTCTCCAGAGGGCTCCCGCGTTCCAACAGACCTCCTCCCTCCTGCTATCCGCTACGAAGCAGCTAGAGCAGCCATCTTTGAAGAATGGGGGAACTTCGTTCGGGCTAACGACTGCCTTCGCCTGAAGCGTTACTACGAACGCAGAGCTATGCAGGAATGCATTCCACCTCCTTGCATAACAGTTGAAATGGCTAAAGGATTCTTAGCTACTGAGCCTCAAACGTAAGGCCAACCTAGCTCCACGTCTCCAAGCCACACATCTGGATCGTTCACATCAATCGGACGCTCCAATACATATCCTTTGAACAGGCGTTTCATCTCTTCCGGTGAGACGCCTGCTTTTTCTGCTGCAACACAGACGTTGCATTTGCCGCGATACAACAAATCGAACGCTTCTTCCATCGTTAAAAACAGGCAGGTGAAGACAACAGGCTGCAACCCGTTGCCTTCGTGATCAGTCAAACCCCGCTAGGTGGTTCACTTCACAAGGGACTAAGACACCGCTGAGCTTCTTTCGTCCGAACCCAGCCTACATCACTTCTCCGCTCAGCAACATCTCCTTGTAGAGATTATTGCGCTCGGTCCACCTTGCTTCGCACCCCCTCAGCTCTAGCTCAGTTAAGAGGCGTAGCTGCACCGAGCCTGTTGGCTTGGCGATGACGACTGCACCGGCTGTGCATCTCAAACCAGACCGCTCCCTTAACGCCAAGCTGTAGGCACCCAGCTGGTCCTGGTGGTCCTTCAGCCATGCCTCAGGCTTGTCAGCCTCTCGACTTGTCGTCTTGAAATCACAGATCGTCAGACCCAATGGCGTATCAATCAACGCATCTGCCGTTCCAGCAAAACCTTCATCACTACTCACTGAAAATTCGCTGGCATGAATGGCCGTTACGCTCCCGCTCACCAACCAGTCGGATAAACCTCTGGCGTACTCACGGGCTGGCCATGCAACTTTCGGTGAACCCTCCGACGCTTTCTTGAGTGCCCAGCTGGTAACTGCCTTTGGAGGGCGAGCCAATCCATCATCCCA